ATCAGTAGCATTACAACGTTTCCTTGCAGGATCTCCTTACAAATCGTTAAGAGACGCAGAACCTTCTATGCCACTACCGAGACTCCATAATGGAATCCCTTTCATTATCCAGTCGCAAGATCGTAGATCTATACGTAATGGTAATGCTAGTGTTATAAGATTCTGGTTGACATTGTTCAATCTTTATCGAATTATAGAAGGACCATTATCACCTAAGTTAAATACTATTACTGATCCTTATACAGGACAGCAAAGTATACTTGATGATTTTGATACCTTTATCTCGAAAGATATGAAGAGACTTTTAAGAGAGTATTTACCCTCGAAATCGTCAATATCGGCCTCTTACATTGTTAAGTCAAGATCTGCCAGTACTAATGCCAGTGTAGCCATGTCTTCCGTACTATCCGATTTGTGTTGGATAGTCCAAGATGCAGATACCTATAACTTATTTAAACAATATGCTATAGCATCTAAATCTTTTGTCTTGTTTAGAAAACTCGATAATTATACCGAATATCTATTTCAAGCACTTACAAAAGGGGCCCGTATTCCAGTAAAAGGGAATATGGCATTTTGCGCAGAAGAAAATGGTGGAATTGTTCGTAAAACATTCCTACCGGATCAACGAACTTGGATGTTCGCTAGCCCTTCCGATGTGAATCTGAAAGGCGGTCAACTTTCTCTTAAAGAGGAAGCTGCCGGAAAACTTCGTGTTTTCGCTATAGTGGACGTTTGGACACAGTCATTCTTAAAACCTCTACATTCTTATTTATTTAAGATATTAGGGGCTCTACCTAACGATGGAACCTTGGATCAAGATGCTTCGGCAGCGCGATCTATGGAGAAAGCGTTGCGACGGGGGCATGCATGGTCAGTTGACCTTAGCAGTGCTACCGATCGTTTACCTATTGTTTTACAACAAAGTGTATTAACGACGTTATTTTCTAAAGCATTAAGTGATGCCTGGCGAAATCTGTTAGTAGAAAGAGATTATGTGTTAAACAGTTCTAAGATCACGGATATCTATCCTGAATTAGTTCCTGGTTTCTACAAATACTCTGTTGGGCAACCAATGGGAGCCTTAAGTTCCTGGGCTATGTTAGCCTTAACACATCATATGATACTGCAATTCGCAGTTCATAGATGCAAAGGAAAACAGGAGTTATGGTATACATTATATGAGATCCTCGGAGATGACATAGTTATCTTTGATAAAGATGTTTATCTCGAGTATTGTAAAATACTCGATCTCTTAGGCGTGGGTGCAAACCCTGCCAAATCTATACCTGCCCCGACTATTCCTGCTTTTGAGTTTGCTAAGCGAACATCATTAAGCGGTGAAGATGTCTCAGGGTTATCATGGAATGAATT